AAGGTATTATTACAGGAGGATTTCCCTGCCAAGACCTCAGTGTCGCTGGCAAGAGGGCTGGTCTTGCTGGCGAAAGAAGCGGGCTATTCTGGGAAATTGCAAGACTTGTGGAAGAAACGCAAACAGAATACTTCATCATCGAAAACGTACCTGGTCTCCTTACCAGTAACAAAGGAAGAGATTTTGGAGTCGTCGTCGGAACGATGGCCGACATCGGGTATTCTCTTGCGTGGCGGGTGCTTGATGCTCAGTACTTCGGAGTACCCCAGAGAAGGCGTCGTGTCTTCATCGTTGGCAGACGTTCTGATGACTCATCAAGTCCTGCCGAAATACTATTTAAGTCCAAAAGCTTGCGAAGGGATACTTCGCAGAGCCAAGCGGCGAGACAAGATACTGCCACCAGTACTGCAAGAAGCTTTGGTCAGACAGGCTTTGCCAAATACTCCGAAGGAGTAACTACCTTAACCGCTACTACATATAAAAGACCGGAAGATAATGTGGTCGTTCACTAGCAGTTCTTTTGCACAATACAAAGAAGGAGTTGGTACTTTGCGAGCTAATGGAGGCGATCTTGGGGGAGGATCGGAAAGCTTTATAGTTGCTATTCCTATCCACGATAAGGCAACACGCTTTGCAGGTAGGCGACCAATGCACGACGGCACTTACAAAATGGACGGTGCTGGTAACGGATTAGGTATAGGTAAAGAAGGAGATCCAATGAACACTTTAACTGGTGGTGATCGCCACGCAGTATTTGAGAGTTCTACTGTACGCCGACTAACTCCAATAGAGTGTGAAAGGTTGCAAGGTTTCCCTGATGACTGGACAGCTGGACAACCAGACTCAACTCGCTATAAACAAATGGGCAACGCAGTTGCTGTGCCTGTCGTAGAGTGGATCATACAAGGTATCTGTGATACCGTTTAACCCTTGCGGATAGGACTGCCTTCCACCTAGCCGCTTCTAGTAGCCTCACCGTTAACCTCTTTCCGGTGGGGCTACTTTAATTATCGGTTGTGTAGAAACCTTTACCCTTGAAGGTGATAGCGGGGGAAGACCAAATTCTGTACATAATACGGTGGCAATCTGTACAGATTGGTTCAATGATCTCAGCGTGGATAGACTGTTCAAGTTCTCTGGTGCTACCGCACTCGCAGTTAAAAGAATAGATCATAGCTTTACCGCCTCGTTTATATCTAAGTAACCTACTAACTTGTAAACCTTATCCTTGTTCTCAAACTCGGTAGACACCGGCATCACTTGTGTATACCAATTAGGTTCTGGTATATCCATAAGGTCAAAGGAGTAGATACCAAGCGGAGTAGAGTTGATGTAAAAGGGGATAAGATCTCGCTCTGCTGCTTGAGTAATCAACTTGCGATATTTAATCTCTTCGATAAGCAGGGTTTCATAGTGAGTCTGTCTGCATTTAAGTTCGATGTAGTGTGCAGCTTTAGCGCTGCTGCAATCGTAAGAGTCATAGATACCCGGTGACTTAACTAAGTCTGGGTAAAGGCTCTGTTGTAGGTAGTTAAATAACTCTTCTTCTTTCATCTGTACGGTGTCTCTCCGCCTAGTTTATCCTGCAACCTACGAAGGGAGTTGGTGCATCTGCGATCAGCAGTAGAGACAGCGCACTCCAAGAACGCTGCTATCTGTTGCAGCGTAGCGTTATCGTGATGGCGCATACGCAGTGCGATCTGATCCTTCTGATCTAATTCAAGAAAGGCTTTCTTAATATCTATAAGGCTAGCAAGCAGGTTGCCACCTTCTGCTGGAGATGATGAGCCGCGTGGCTGACCATCTCTAATCATCTCTTGTGCTTGTTCTAGTACTGTTCCGTCTATGACGGAGGCAATAACGAAGGGCAGTAGCTGACCGAGCATAAGAGTTTCATAGTATGCCTCGTCCATTAACTGATAGCCGGACTTGTTAGCCTTCTCCTTACGAACATAACGTTCTGCTGCTCGTCTCATCTGATAGGCAATACGCTTCTCGTTATGCTCTAACTGTTTAGGATCTTCGACGCTCATCTGCTCGGTGATGTAATCGTTGCGGGTTATAGCCCAAGCGATACACTCCTGAGCGATGTCATCCTTCTCCACCCAATGCTTATAGCGCCGGTGAATTGCATAAGCAACTGACGGCGCTAAGTCATAGACAACAGGGTGTAGTTCAGTCACAGTCTCGCGCTTCAACTTCAGGCCAGACATTATCTAGAACCATCATCGCAATAGCAGAGTAGTTGAGCAGATCAAGGTATGAGTCACGCAAGGACTCATTGCTAGGCTTAACGCCTGAGTCCAGCAGATTGTTGATACGAGCTATCTTATCCCACATACGTACACGCAAACCATTAAGTGGTCCACCTGGTGAGTGAGCAATATTCTTTGGGCCGTAGTCGTGGTGTTTACGAATGAGTAAGTTACCTGCTGAATCCATAATGCGCCAGACATCTGCGACAAAGGCTTCATCTACCTTGTCGGTGTAGGGCGCAAGAGAATTGTCTCTGCTTCCGAATTTATCTCTAGGATCTGAAAGCCCATATGCTGCAAAGTCTGTACCATCTGTTGCCATTCTTCTTTACTCATCCTTTCAGTTCGCCTATTAGCAGAGTTCTGGTGGCGTCTGCCCCGTATGCTAAGTAGTAATCATTTATATCCATACCCGCAGGTAGTGTAACAATTTGTGAGTTAACTATCTCATTAGCGACACGTTTAGAGAAGTCAGCACCGGGGTTAGATCCGTCTTCTTTAATATCGTTATCGCCTACCACGTAGACCGTTTCATAACCTGTAAATAACTTAGGAAAGTGTGGCTTCCAAGACTGTACGCCCGGTACTCCAACTGCTGGAATACCCAACATCCCGCTAGTTATCACAGCATCTAACTCACCTTCGCAGACAACTATGTATGGCGATAGCGGCAGCACATCTGCCACGTTGTACAGGTGTGCCTTCTGCCCAGTAGGTGAGCCATACTTAGGCTTACCATCGTCAATGCGACGGAACTTAAAGCCTACGCAACCGCCATTAGCGGTGATGTAAGGGATAGATATCCATCCTTCATACATCTCGTGACCGTTGATCGGTTCTGTAACTGTGCCAAGTTGGAACTTAGCAGCTACAAGTTCAGATATTCCACGTTCGTTTAGAGCGACTAGAACTTCCGGACTTACCTCTTGAGCGTATCGCCACGCCGCTTCCAGTAGCAATTTCGACTGCGCGTTTGAGGCCATCCTTAAACTCCAAGTTCTCTATGATGCAGACAATGCTGACTGCATTACCACCCTTACCGCAGGTGTGGCAGAAATATAAATTGTTATATGTATTTATTACAGCAGACCTACGAGTGTCGCTATGCAAGCAGCACTTAACCGATACGTCTTGACCTTCTCTTACTTCACCACCGAAGAACCGAACTACCGGTGCTATGGGGATTGAGTTTGCATCAGTGCGACCTTTTCGCCCTTTACCCAACCTGTTCCAGTCTTGTGCTGGCATACGCATCCCTCGCACTTCTCGTGCCAGTGTGCTGCACGCTTTAGATGATTAGCCTTGTTCTCTTCACCGGCTTTGAGGCAGTTGATACAGATCATTCTTCGATTACTTCTTCATCAAGCGTATATTCTTCTGTTGCTTCTTCAGCATCTGCGCTTAGTATTTCTGATGTAGTGATTTCGCCTTCTGGTACTGGCATTTTTTTCTCCTTTAACCATTGTGTTAGATCTTGAATTACCCACGCTTGTTCTATGGGAGCGTTGCGACGCTTAACTATGACATAAGACAGTGGAACTTCCCCAAGATCCCTAGCCTTAGCATAGTTAAACGCCTCAACTTGTGCTTCTTTCCAGAACTGCGGCAGGGTGAGCGTCTGCCTGTTCTTTAGTTCAAGGATGTAAGTTTCCCCTGCGATAACAGTAACGATGTCGCCCTCATCCTTTGCTCCAGCCTTAGTCAGACGCTCTGCTATGGCTCCCATTTTACGGAGCCACCTCATTACATCTGTCTCAAACTGAGAACCCTTAGTCTTGTTGTACTGACTCATCTACCAGTACAACCTTGTTGGTTTTGTAAACCATTTGTCCTTCTTCATCCTTGACTATCTCTACGATGCCGGACTGGATCATCGCGTTGAAGAAGTTAGCCAAGTCAACTTTAAGTATCGCTACTTCTCTTTCAACATCACTCATTCTAATTCCTATCTATGGTTGTTCTGCGTAGTTACCTTGGTATCCAGCTATTACATCGTTTCTTAGCATAACACCCCACGCATTTTTATCAGATATCTGACAGGCTGCGTAGTTTACGAACAGCGTTACGAAGTCACTAGCGTCTGCAAAGTGTGGACCAAAACGGTTCTTCACAGCAGCCACCTTTAGTTCACCGTTCGATGGGTCATAGCCAAGCGTTAGGATTAACGCCGGCAACTGACTCACCTTACCGTGAATAGCACGTCTGGCAGGTGGTTTAGATGGTGATCCATACTCACTCTGCTCAGATACGTGGTGCAGTACAAGTACACAGGCTTCGGTCTTACGTGCCATATCGTGGAGTTCCATCATTATCGCACGTAAGCCAGCCCACTCATTGTCAGTCTCTGCTGCCACGTTCATTAAGTTATCTATAACTATTAGTTCGGGAGCCTCGCCATATAACTCCACGTATGCTCTGATCTCTAACTCGATATCGTCTAGTGATGGTGACGAATCAAAGACCCATTTAATATGATCTAGTTTGCCAAAGTGTTTATCGTAGTAGTGCTTATCCTTAGATAAGTTTGCTTCTACTGATACCTGTGAATGACCAGATGCAGCAGATGCTGCTCTCATCATTACAGTTGTGGTGTCTGTATCTGCCGAGAAGAAAAGCGTTGACACATTTGCTTTCATCGCATAGATAAGAGCAAACATAGACTTACCAGCGTTAGGTGCTGCAGCTACCATACAGACTTGTCCACGTCGGAACTTAATCTGCTTTGCTGACAGCGCCTGCCACACGTCCGGAAGTGGTGTTGCTTTGGTAAGCACCCCACTCCAGGCACGTGATAAGTCAAGCAACGTCTTCCCCTCTCAACGTAATATTTCTTTGTTGACGGATTAACCGTCTCTGTCTTTCAGTTACCCCGCCCCAAATTCCAAAGCGTTCCTTCTGAACTCCCCATTCTGCACATTCGGTACGGTGAGGACAACCTTTGCATATGGAAATAGCCATAAGCATTTCAGTTGAGTTGCTAGTTCCGTCGTGTTTTTCGGGGAACCAGAAATCTCCACCTACTGTCGCGCAAGCAGGGTTCTCATAGAACCTTGGCTCGCGCATAGATTATCGGATCCAGATGGTCTCGCACTTGTCTGTTGCACCCTTTGGTGCAGCACACATATAGCCCTTCCAAGGACCCTTTGCTGATGTACCTGAACGGAAGGCCATCTGTCCGTGACGGCAGACCTGTGAACCTTCTGCTACAGGAGCAGCAACTGGTGTTGCGTTAAATGCTGCAGCAACTGCTGCAACTGTTGGCGCTGGTGCCGCCACTGGTGCTGGTGCTACTGCGCCACCTGATAGATCGTGACCGGTGGTGCGGATGTTAAGTGCGTTCATTGCAAGATCTGCAAGACCTGACTCAAGTTCTGTTACTGATGATGCGTATAGGTTGATCAATGTTCCGTCAGCTAACTTGTAGTTGATCTGGAACTTAGTTGATTCTGGTGCAGCCATATTACTTTCCTCCACTTGGTTTGATGTTTAATCTAATAGACTCTTTACCAACTAACTTCGGTAAGAAGCCCAATAGTTTTTCTACTTGTTCAGAGTCAACTGTCTCACGACCTTTAACCGTTGTCCAACTGATCTGAATACCACTAGCAGTAACGCCAGTAGTTCCCTCGAAGGATGACTTCAAGGAATCCTTTTCCTTCTCCAGCTCTTTAATCTTCTCATCTAACTGCAGATACTTCAATGCGTGAGTGTCAACTTGCGCGTCCTCAATCACGACTTCACTGAGGACGATACGTTCTTTTATTAAACCCACACAACCCATATCACCGGATGCGTCGTAGTACTGGCAATAGTTCTTGCAGAAGTTAGCGTCCTTCTCAGGTGCTGGTGCTTCTGTTAAAGCCTTTACATTAGCCAACCACTGCAACGCTTCTAGCGCCATAACCTCATCATAAGGTTCTGTGTGTATCCGTACATCGGATTCATCACCATCACGAGCAATGGCTACAAGATTTACATCTTTAACTTTTGCTTTGCCAGACTTCTCTAGCAGGTAGCCGTATACCTGTACCTGCCAGCGCTGTTGCATTGACGGGAAGTAACTAAGGTTCTTCACCTTGCTTGTCTTCCAGTCAACAACTGATCCAGTCTCTGGAATGAACAAGTCAATATGAGCCTTGATGCCGTCATACTCAACCTCAGTTTCAACCCAATACTTTTCACCTTTGGGATCTACAGCCTCGATTGACTTCTCAATCTCTGAGTGGATAGCAGTTCCCATAATGGCTGCTAGTTTCTTTAACTGGAAGTTAGTCTCTGGTTGGTCATTCAACCGGTACCAAACCTTACGACGGCAGCCACCAATCTCTGATGGACCAACCTGTGTCTGCTTTGATCGAGACTTGTTAGCATCTTTCTCGTGCAGAACTGTTAGCAGTAAATCTTTTGGATTCATTCTTCACCTCTCTCATCTTCTTCAAAGAAGCAACCACATCCACCTAGATCTGTTTCATCTACAAGCTGAGGTTGGTCTTCTACTCTACGCCTTAATTCTATCAAAGGCAACGGCTTCTTAATACCATTTTTAACTTCGCTAAGAATGGCTACATCTTTGTCCAAGTACTCACGTACTTCTTGTTCCTTTGCTTCCCACATAGCAAAGCGTTCTGGCATAACTTCAAGTAGTTTCTTAAACTGCCCTTGTCCAGCCCGGACACAACCACCACCACAGTTATTGTGACTAAAGCCAAGTGAATACAAGCGAGGCGGTGTAAGTCCTTCGGACTCAGCCCACTCGATTAACTCAGGTTTATCAAAGTACATCTTGGTTTCTCTGTAGTAATAAGGTTCTGCCAAAGGAGCCACGATCTTGTAAGGCAAGTAGTTCTTTACGATTGCTGGTAAACGATGAGTCTCTGTCCAGTCAATACCAACATAGATAATGCTGTCCTCTGGATCCACATTGTTGTTAATCCAGTTACGAGCTGGCTTCTGCTTCAAAGAATGAGAACAGTTAGCCTGACGTGAGTTACCCAAGAACCTACGGTCTTTGAATACCTGCCAGATATCTCGACCTTCATTAAGGTAGATATAATTACCACCGATATTGCGAACTGCATCGTTTAAGAACCGGTAAGTATCCTCATCTTCTCCGATATGGACAGACTCAGCGTTACCCTTTACATCTGTAAAGACTAAGTAAAGATCCTCAGTACCGTGCTTGGCTGCAACCATCTTTGCCGCAGCCCAAGATCCGATACCTCCTGAGAACATTACGACGTGCTTCAAGCAAGTTCCTTCTCAATAGCCTCAACGGTTGGGCAAGGATAAAATCCCGGACAAAGATTACAAGCATATTCAAATTTAGTTGATGCCCAATCTGGAATCTTAACTGGCTTATGTAATTCCACTACTGCTTGAAGTGCAGCATATGGAGTCTCTGGAGTTCTACTCTCCCTGTAATTCTTGCTTGCTATATCTGCTAGCAATTCTTCGTATGTCATCGTTCGTCTCTCTTTGTCAGGTAATAGTCAAGAGCATACGCCCCGACAAAACCAAATAGCAAACCGAATAAAAATCCAAGCATCTTTCTCATCCTCTCTGTTGAGTAACTATTTGTATCGGTGGACAGGTATTGATGTCAAGAACCGACGCGATCTTTACTGCTCTTTCTGAAACAACCTTTGCCATTAGCAGGTTCTTATACGAGTGTGGCTTCAAAGAATAAAGGTAACCGAGTGCATAAGGACCACCACTTCCTGCGGTGAATAGACCGTGCTCACTTGCGTTAAATGACAAGTCCGGACCGATAGAGAACAACATAGAATCAAAAGAGATTAGATAACAGAAGCTCGCTTCCTTATCCATCTCATACCCATTGTCCTTGAACGCTTGCTGGATGCTTGGGATTATCTTCTTACCCATCCACTCGACAGGATTAGTTCCCTTGTATATCGGTGGCTTCCAGTTATAAATGAGGATGTCACCAGGGCGTGAGTCACCAGTGACGCCGAGAATGTACTGACCCACACGCACGATCTTCGGAGTTTGCGTACTGATAACGCGCTGATCGTTATCGGTGATCTGCGAATCAGCAGCAAGTACTACGAAGTCAGGGCCTTGGATTCCTACCAGAGTTGTCATTGGCAGATCCTATCACGGCGTGTCGCAAGACACATATTTGGCAGGTTCTGATTATACTATGAGCCGTAGGCGAATAACAGTGCGGCCCTTAGAGGGCCGACCGACAGGAGGACCGATACTATGCGGCTCCGTCTACCAACCCTGCGCTCATTCAAGCGCACAGATACCCTTCCTGAGCCTTTTGGCACCGATTTAAGAGGCTTTGGACCTGTTCACGTGTGTCCGTGTGGGTCGCAGGTCTTCAGTGTTATGGCAGCCTTTAATGACTACGAGCTAGTCTGGTATTTCCTTGACGCTACCTGCGTCAACTGCGGTAATCTCGTCCGCGTGCCTTGTCCGGTGGACAAAGATGAATCACAAATTATCTGAAGTAGATGAAATAAATCGCAGAGCAATCTGCTCAGTTTGTGGTCCAACCAAGATAAAGATCCGCAACAAGCATCACTCCACTCCTGCTGGTCGCTTCCGCTGCAGGACTGTCTATAAAAGAAACATCCAGAAGAGTCAGTATCCATACACTGTGCATAAGAAGGATACTTGCGAGCATTGCGGATTCGTACCTGAACATAGCAGTCAGTTGGATGTAGACCACATAGACGGAAACAGTCGTAACAACGACCCTGCTAATCTGCAGACTCTGTGCGCTAACTGCCACCGGTTAAAGACACACTTGCACAACGATAGTGACTCTGGTATTTTTTAATTACTGCGGGGAAACAAAAGTACCCGTGAGTGTGAGTGCTAGACATAACCTCTACAGTCTTCGCGGCCTGTAGGGGTTTTGTCTTTTCGGCATAAAAAAAGAAGCCCCCCACCCAGGATTTCTCCTGAGCAGGGGGCGGTTGCCTCGCGCTTATGGGCTAATTACTTAGCGCCACGTCCAAACTCTTTTGCCTTTGGGTCTAATGACTTCCAAACTGGTGCAATGAAAGCTGTGACAAAAGCGTAGGCCAATGTCTTTGGGTCTGTGATTCCGGCTGCGTATAGCGCTACCACTGCTGGTACTGCTGCACGAGCATAGGTTGTTGCAATAGCAACTAACTTAGTTGTGTTCATTGTTTCTCCTTATGACTTAAAGACTGGCTTACCAAAACCAACGATGTACACAGGTAGTGACTTCTTGACTTTGGATCCATTCTTTGCTGTATACGCACGGCGCTTGAGGCATACCTCACCACCGTTGCGTTGGTCGCCCTTCTTATCTGGGCTAGTGTTACCTTCGATAACGTTGATGGTTCCATCTCCGTTGTTCTTGATAACAATTCCTACGTGGCTGATACGGTTTAGCGCATCTCCGGGGAAATCAAAGAACACGATATAACCTGGCAGTGGTTCTGCATCGGCTACATCTTCCCATTGCTTGTTCTTCATAAACGCTTTAGCACCTACAACTGTTGATACGCAGTTAGGAATCTTTAGTCCTACCTGATTAGCACACCAGTTAACGAAACTTCCGCACCAAGGCAGGAAGTTAGACTTGGTAAATGCGCCGTACTTTGTTTCGTTTTCTTTAGGTCCTTCAATAGTTCCGACCTCTGCCTTAGCAGTTTCAATGAATTCTTTACGCTGGCCCATTGTCATCCTTATTCTTATCCTTGAGTCCGTTGCTTGCAAGTACTGCTCCTAGACTTCCTGTAAGAAATACAGTTAGCGTGGTAAGCAATTCAATAAAAGCCCTGTCATTCGGGGCTTGTTCACCTAGCGGTTGAGTTACAAATATCAAAGCCCAAAGGATTCCAAAGACTGAACCTAGGAATACCAGAGCTAGGATCACTCCGATAAATACAATCAGTCGAGCCTTTAATTGCTCGTTAGAAAACCTTTGCTTAGCCATTGATAGCACCTTCCGGGAGAATATCTTTTGTACAACTGCCTGTTGGAATACACTGAGGCGGGTTACATTCTGGCTTAGACCAGTTCTCGTACTCCTGGCACGGATAACGCACCCATCCTTGATACTGAGCGCACCCGCTAAGACTTATTGCTATTAAGAAGAATCCGATATATCTCTTCAACTTGTCGCTCCAATCTTGCAACTGAATCCTTTACACTTGATCCACCATTGGGTTTAAGTTCGTTGAGGTAGTGCTTAACCAACCACTTGACTACAGCAATAAAGCCGCCGATTATAGTCATTACAGCAACCGCTATAGTTGCGTAGTCTTGCGCTGTCATTAGATTGTCCTTATGGTAACTAGGAGTGTGCCGCCAAATCCAGAGAATCTTTTATCTTCTGGAGTTCTGTTTATGAAATCCATTTCTTCGATGATGCCTAGGTATGACTCACCGGTTCTAAAGTCTTGAACGCGGATAGTGTCACCAACATTTTCAATCTGCTCAAGTTGAGACATACGTGCATAGGCAGAGCCTTCGTATCCAACTTCGTTGCTGAACTTGTCGCTCTCGTGGTCATAGCAGAAGACTGGGTATTGGATCAGACGCTGACGGGGAACTGCAGGCAATGACTTTAACTGGTAGCCAGTAAAGAGTGGCCCCTTGGTAGAATCAGCAGTTGATCTAGACATAGTAAACTTAAAGCCTAGATACTCTTGTGAAGTAGTTGGGTAGCTGACGTTGATCTCAGGCACAGTCTCGCCTTG